GTCCATGCAACAGTCACCGCAATTACAACGCCCAAAGCATCCCATTTAGCAAACCTCCACGGCAACCCAACGATTGCCAACCCGAAAGCAAATCAGACTGGCTCCGCTGGCGATCGCCGATCCAGCGTTTAAAACCTCGATGTCCGAGCCGAACAAATTCGACAAAACCCTAGCGTCCGAAATCTGCTTTGCCGATGCCGTCCCTACGCCCAAGGTGGTTCCGGCCCTAGCTGTGATCGTCGACGTAGCAACCGCCACAAGGATATCCGCAGTCGATACCAAATCCGAACTAATAGAGCCGCTTGGCTTCGTCGCTCCGATCATGCCAAGTAAGGCTTGGCTGTCGGCATTGTTGAAAGCGTAGAGCGTTGTATCGGCCATTTAGGAGGTCCTGATTATGGTGGAGAATTCAACTTCCTTCTTGCACCGAAAAACCAACTCGGCTGGGTCGGTTGCTTTCGCCCCCGATCCGTTCAAGGCCCCTACCATCGGGAAAGTGTTGGTCGAGTCCATGTATCGAAGCGTCTGCCCGCCCGACTTGTAAAACGGCCCAATGTCGGCCCGCTTCTCATCGTGCGTGTCAGGGTCATAGGTGACCTTGTATTTCGCCCTCCATGCTGCATAGCCCGCATACGAGCCCAATTCAGCCTCTTGAACCTCCAGGAGTAGGGTTCTAGCTGCAAACGTCTGGCCCAAAGCCGTGAACGCCGTTGTGTTTACGATGTCGTTTCGATCAAGGAAGTTTTTAAGCTTTAGCCCTGGGTCATCGAACTGAACGAAAGAGAACTGGCAAAAACTCGATGTATCGGTTAGCGGTTGATCGAATGGCGTGCCGGCTGAATTGACTGGATATTTAGCTGGCGTCGATCGATCTTTCGCAAGAACCTTTTCCTTAGTCACAAACGAATCGATCTTGAATATCGGTATCCACGTTGCCGGGTCTGGATTGTTTTCGCTGTTCTGCTTTTGTTCTTCCGTCCCGGTCTGAAATCGAGCCGTAACTAGCCAATACAAGGCGTGCTTTTCTTCTCGATCGCAATCTACGCTATCGCAAATCAACCCCAATGGCCCATAGAGCAATCCGGCCCGAGGAAGGCCAGGCGTGTTGTAGAGGATGCTCTGGCGATTGGATGTAACCTGATCGGTCTTTACCCGATAATTCCAGGTTTCGCCGAGGATTAACTGGAAGCCTTGCCCCTTGCGGGCAAAGCCGGATCCTTTGCGAAGTTCCGCGCCGACTAGTTCATTCGACATTACCTTGCCCCCGCTAATCTTGGTGCCGTCAATGCAAGTTCATTGGCCTTTCGAGCCTCAGCCAGCATTTGATCTTGGTATTTTTTCCGCTCTGCTTTTTCCGCTGCGTCGGTTCTCTGATTAAGCAGAAAAGCAAAAGCCTCTTTCGATCCGGCTTTGAGTGCGGGGGCGATGTTTTTGGCTATCTCAACCGCTGGGTCGAAACGCTTGGATGCGTCTTTGTTTTGCTGCATCGTCGCAAAATCCGAGCGTGCAAAAATTGATTGCTCTGCCAACGCTGCCCTTCTGCGAATAGCTTCTTTTTGCTTTTCGTTGTCGCCCGCTTCGGCCAATTGCCGCCGAAACATTTCGTCTAGTTCGGCGTATTCTTTTCGCAGGGAGTCCGAAGCCAAAAAGTTTTTGTCTTTCATCGCTGCGACTTGCTTTTGGATCGCTAGCTCTTTGTTGGCCGCTTCAATGCTTGCGTGAGCCGCATTCAATTCATTGAGTCGCCGCGTTTCGTCCATATCCATCAATGCCGCTTCGGCTTGTCGCTTTTCGCCTGCCGTCATGCCGAAAGTATCATCCATGAGCTTCGATCTCTTGAGCCCTTCGGTATCGGATCCAAACGCCGCTTTGCGTCGCTCTTCGGTCGCTTGCTTAATCATATTTTGGAACGCCGACCGCTCCGAATCGATTCGCTTATTGTCCGCGTCTATCCGATCTTGCTGAGCCTTTACCGCCCGCTGTTCTTCGTCGGCTCGCTGCTTGGCTAGCTTGGCTTTTGCCTCTTCGGCTGCCACTGCTTTTTTGTCTAGCTCCTCAGCGTCTCTTTTGGCTTTGTTTGCCGCTTCGATCTGCCGATAGTACTGGTTGGCGTTGCCCGCCAGCGTCATCCACCAACCCGCCATAGCCTCCCCGCGTTTCGGCGTGTCTTCGATCGTCTTATTGGCTAAGTCCAGTGCTTTGTTTACACCTGGAGCAACTTCACGCCCGATCGACGCAAGGAAGTTTTGGTAGTGGGTATCGAGCTTGGCAAGCTTCACCGCTGTGGTATCGGCCATCTTGTCGTTCATCCCAGCAAATCGACCGCCCGCACTCGTGGCGGTGTCCATCGCCCTTGCGACTTCTTCGAAGGATACTTTCCCGGCTTCCATTCGAGCCCGGAGAGAAACCATCGATTCGCCAGTGGTCCGGCTGATTTCTTGCAAGGGGTTAAACCCTGCGTTGACCATCTGCAAGACTTCTTGGCCCATAAGCCGACCGTTGGCCCGCACTTGCCCGAATGCAAGCGTGAGCGATTGCATTTTCTCGTTGTTGCCCATCGAAATTTCGGACAGCTTATTAAGCGACGGAATTACCTCCGAGACGCTAAGCCCGTAGCCCAAGAGCACCTTCGACGAGTCTTGAAACTGAGTAGCCGATAGAGCCGATTTCGCATCTAGTTCGATCGTCGCATCGATGAGCTTCCGAGCCGCCTTTTCGGATCCCGTCAGCACTTCCAATTGGGCCTGAACTTGCTCCCTCGCCATCGCAACCTTTAGCCCCGCTTGCCCGAGGTCGGCAATAGCCTTCACCGCCCCAATAGCAAGCCCGGCCGCGCCGACCCTGCCAAGAGCCCCCGCAAGACCATTAACACCCTGGGTCTTTGTGTCGACATTGCCCCATCCGCGAAACGGGTCTGGAATCTCGGAAAAGATTTGCTGCCGAGACATCGCCGCCGCTCGATAACTTGCAATCTTGGCTTGCTTTTCGGACAGAAGCTTAGCCGATTGAGCCTCTGCCGCTGCCTGGGCTTTCGCCGCCTCTGCCGCTACTCTTTCGGATTCGGCAAGCCTTCGGTTAGCCTCTGCCGCTCGATCGGCATAAATCGCCGCTACGCCGTGTTTCTTGGCTAGCGTGTCGATAGCTGCGTTGTACTGAGCCGCCGTAATCCCATTTTGAGCAAACGCCCTGTCAAGAACAGCAACATCCTTGGCCATCTTTTGGAATGGCGTTTCACTGGCCTTGATCGTCCGAGTTAAAAACGACAATTCGTTTCGCAGAAACTCGCTTCCATCGGCTTTGAATCCGACTTTTAGATTCGCGACATTGATCGTCTGCGCCATAGCTACTTGCCTCCGAATCCGAACATAGATTTTACTTGGCTTGCCATCGCCTTACAGGATTCCGCCGACTGCTTGAGAATCGACGCTGCGCTAACCTTGGGCCTGTAGAATCGATCCGGCATGAAATCCGATGCGTCAGGCGGTTCCTCATCGGCGCGTGCGTAGAGGGGCAGATAGAGGGCTTCCAAGAGCTTTGCGGTTTGCATCCAGCGTTCCCCCATTGGTTCCACCATGTCCCACGCTAGCCACTGATTAAGAGCCCCAGCGGGTAGACTTTGCATCCACGCCGCCGGATCCTGGATTCCCCATTTCAGGCAGAGCCTAAACGCCACTTTTAGGCGTCGGCTCTTTCTGATTTTTTTGCAAGGGCCTCGATTTCGCCCTGGTCGTACTGATTGATTTTGCAGCACTGATCGTAAAGGGGCCCAACAACCGACCTGGGAAGGTCTCGCAGCACGTTAGGATCCGTTACAACCCGCTGCCCGGCTTCGTCTCGCAGGCAGTAGGCAACCATAACCCGCCGATGTGCTGTCCAGTCATAGCCCTTTTTGGTCTGCAGTTCAACCTCCATGTTCGCCGCATCCGATTCGGACAGCTCATGGATGTAGTATTGCTTGCCCTTGACCGTGACCGGCTCGACGGCCAAATCACGCTTAGCCAGTGCAAGGAAATCGTCTTGGCTACTCATCGTCCTCTTCGTCCTTTGCTTGTGCGATTGCTTCAAGTGCTGCCTTAACGAATGTACGCGAAACTTGCTCGGGCGGCTGAACCTTAGCTGGGTAGCCTTGGATAGCTTCGAGTTGCATTTCGAGCGAAGCAATTTCTTCGGCTGTCAGGGCATCATGCGGAAATTCAAATATCGCTTGAATTTGAGGCGATTCACCAAACGGCAAATAACCAACAAGCTTACCGCCAACGCGGATCTGGCACTGATTCAAATCCCGCTCGATCCCGGTAGCCAACGATATTCCGCGCTGGCGATTCAATTCAAAAACCATCTTCGATCATTCCTTACGCAGGAGTAAATGTAACGTCAGTGGCACCGTCGAATTGCAGTTTGTAGCTGCCCTTCATTACCTCGCCCTTGGCAAGCTTTGGCGTCTTGGCTTCCTTGACGAAAGCCGTCCCCTGGAGCGATCCGGCTCCAGGAAGAGTGATCGTAACGGAGATTCCAGCGTAAGGCTCCGAGGTTGGAATCATCGCGGTAGTGATCGGAATCGCCGCCCCAAGCCAGTTAAACACAACGTCAACCTCTGGATTCTTGCGAAGGTCTGAAGGCCGAAGGGCTTCAAAGCCGGTTGTGTCCAGGCTCGTAATGTCGAGCGTATCGACGCTGATCGTCATTTCGCCGATCGAAACAACCTGAGTAGTAATCAATCCGGTCCCCGAAATGGTCGCTCCGAGTCCGGTATCTGCAACTGTTAACGCTGCCATGTTTAAGGCTCCTTGTAATGGACAAGCATATCAAACGAAACTATGTACCTGTGCTCTTGATTGCCGTCTGTTGGCGGCTCTTGCATGTATTGATCGGCGTCGAATTTGATTCCGCAAAAAGTGTGCGAACTGACAACGCCCCGAAAGGCATCGATTCCAGTGTCTCTAATTGCTCGACTGATCGCGCTTGCTGTCGTTCGCGTCAGTGCGTAGCATTCAATGATGAATCGCGCTTCGGCAAGTTTGCTCATTCCCTGCAAGTGATCTTCTCGTTCGGTCGATGTGACGTAGTAAACCACCGCCGGAAGCGTTGCGTTTTGAACCAATGCGTCAGGGTACATACGTTGCCCGATGAGCGTAGATACTGCCGAGTAGCTAAGTAGCTTGGTTCGCAATGCTTCGCCGATAGCCGACATTTACAGCTCCCCGCTCACAATGCTGATCGTCCTTGCTGCCGCTTCGCTTGACCCACTGACAACCTTGAGGAATCGCACCCCGGCCATCACTTCGGTATTAAGCGAAACGTACCTCGACGCCGCAACAGTCACCGCGTATTCCGTCGATCCGTTGTACAAGGCGAAAAAGTTATCGCCATCGGTCGAGGCCTGGAACTTGAATTCGGTCCCGGTTAGCGTCGCTGGCGTCCTGAGTGCAAGCACCGTTCGACCGCCCTCGATGGTAATTGCCGTCGATACGGTCCCGCTCGATGCAATCGTGACTGTCCCGGTCAATGAAAGGTTTTTAGCCAATTCGTAGCTCCTTTACTTCCTTTTGCAGTTGATCGACAAAAGCCGCTTCGGCAGTTCCCGAGGTTTGGCGGTAAGCCCGCATGGGTGCGCGTTGTTCTTTAGGGAATGTCGCGACCGTCGCTTTCGATCGGTTGATTCGGGTGTATTGCCGACCGGATCGGCCCGTATAAATCACAGGCGATCCAGGCTTGCCCCAATGGTATCGCGTGTAGCTTTCGCCTTTGCGGTATGGCATGACGAATTGCTGTTTATTGCCCTTCGGGTAGGTCGCTCCAATGACAACGCCGATACCGCCCTTAAAAACCTTGTGGCTAAAATGCTGCCTTGAATCGTTTTGGAACGCTGCGTTATTTTTGAATTTCTTGGACCACTTTAGCCGCGATCCTGTAGCCCTCGATGATTGGGCGTGACCCTCGCAAGCCGCCGCAACAGGCTTTGCAAAGGCTCCAAGGCATCGACCAAACGGAGCATTGCGAAGCATCAAGGGAATCTGGCCGATCTGCTTGATAAGATTCTCGTTGATTTCGATGGTGGTACTCATGGCAACACCGCCGCGCAGATTATATCGATGTAGTTTCGCAAGCCATCGACCATGTTTACAGCCGTGATTCCGTAGGTTTCGCCCTGGTAAACAACCCGCATTTGAACCGTGTAGCCCGATCGGTATCGGACTCGAAAGACTGCCCTAGTCCCTGCCTCAAGTTGCCGACCCCTCATCGATTCGATTCCAGCCGTCGGCGTAAATTGGCAAGGCTCATCGACAACGTAAGGCGTCCACGAAACGATAGGCTGCCCGCTTGCGTCTTGGGTCTCTGTTGTCTGTTGGATTGTGCATCGATGCCGTAAAGCCCCGGTACGCTGGTTTTTGGGCCTCATGGGTAGCTGCTCCGCATGTATCGAAGAACCAAGGCCTCGTAAGGCTTCATCGTTTGCATTGATTCGGACATTAGCATGTCGCGATTTTCAAAGTAGTGAGCAACCAGCATCAGCATGGCGTTTTTGGCGATCGCTGGCACTTTTGAACCGTCCTCTGAATAGCCGACCTTATAGGTTATCGTCCAAGCGTCCCACCTTGCCACCGTCCCGGGCAGGACTTGCAAATAAGCAAGCCTTACCGCGTCAACGTGTAGCTGGTACTGAATCGCCGGATAGGTTTGGAGCGTGTTGGCCCCATCGTAGTATTGAATCGAGGTGATCGAGTGAATCGGGCTTTTTGGTAGCTCGACGCCATCGGCCCATTGCGCAAGCCGGATGCGGTACGTAGCGAAACAGGTAGCCGAATCGGTATCGTGCTCCCACTGCTCCCTAGCCGCCTGAATCAAGCCTGCCAAGTGCGTATCGTGGGTCGTGTCACTTATGCCGATTTCTAGCTGCTTTTTCGCTTCGCTTAGTGTGATCGGGTCCGCTGTCGGCCCTGTCACTAACTCCGGTATCAATCGCACTGGCGATGCCCCTTTCAATCAGTATCAACGCTACGCCGTCTTGCAGGTCTTCCAGCCTATGGCCGACTGGAAAACCTTGCCAAATTTTAAGTAGCTCGACTCGCATTAGACCACGATGCAAACGTCACCGTCTGCCATTCCGGTCGATGTGATCGGAGGGAACTTTGCTCGGCTCAAGATCGCAACCGCTGCGGAAAAACCGCCCGTTGACCCATCGCCAAAAGTTACAACCAATTTCAGAAACGGATCGAGCCCGCGAAGGTCGATTTGGAAAACGCAGGTTTGGCCGTCATCGGTCGCACTTGGCAAGGCAAGCGTAGCCCCGCCAAGCCCAGTACCACCTGCGAAGGTGGCTCCGGTAATGTCGGCATAGCTGCCGCCGCTCGTTGCCGAGTTTTGGACCTTCAACGCCGTCAGCGCGATATCAGTAGCCCCTAGCTGGACTACAAACGTAACGAAGTCGAAGCCTCGACAGTCAACAACGTCAGCCGTGG